GTCGTCCAGTAAAAACGATGCCAAGACAACCGCTAAAAGTTGGGGGAGCTTTTCGCCTCAGCGCATTGGGGCGGGAACCATCTACAAGCTGGCGCTGGACAACGGCTGGATTCCGGATGCTGATCTGCAGCTCAATGGTGAGATTGTGATGAACGGACATCACCCAGCCAAGGAGATGTTGCAAACGCTGCAAACACCAAACCCGATCACGATTGATGGATCAGGTGCACCGCCCGTGCTGCCACCACCCAAACCACTGCCGACGGGCTGGGACCAAGTGGGCGGCGTGATTGCCGACATGATGGCGCTCATGGCAACGACGGCCAAGCGTCCACAACCCGTGCTGGCGCTCGGAGCGAGTTTGTGTGCCATCGGCGCGCTGATGGGGCGCAAGTACCGCACCGAGAGCAACACGCGCTCGAACCTTTATGTCGTAGGTATCGCTGAGAGCGGCGCAGGCAAGAACCACAGCCGCGTCGTGATCAATGAGCTGTTCCGTAAGGCCGGGTTGCTGCAATACCTGGGTGGCAACAAGATCGCATCGGGCTCGGGTCTTTTGACGGCCATCCAGCGTCAGCCCGCCATTCTTTTTCAGCTAGATGAGTTCGGTATGTTTTTGTCGGCAGCCGCTGACCGCAAACGCTCCCCACGCTACGTGTGTGAAATCCTGGACCTGATGACCGAGCTGTACACCACATCAGGCACGACTTACTTTGGCATTGAGTACGCAAGCAACCAGCTCAACAACGCGCACCGAGCCATTCACCAACCCTGCGCCTGCATCTACGGCACCACCACACCAATTCACTTCTGGCAAGCGCTGCAAGCTTCCAATGTGGCCGACGGCTCTTTGGCGCGCTTTCTGATTCTGGAGAGCGAGGACGATTTTCCCGACAGCAACGAACTCTTTGGCACGATCGATCCCCCGCAAGACCTGATCGACCGGCTGCTGCTCATCCACCAGGGTGGTGGGCAGTTGAGTGGCAACCTCACGGATGTGGGTGCGATTGATGAAGTGCTGGTCGATCCGCGCGTGGTGCCTATGACCGCGCAAGCGCGTGACGCGTTTCGCTTGCTTGACCACGAGTTGCTGATAAAGCTTCGCTTGTCGAGAGGCACCGGTTTTTCATCGATCCTGGCGCGCATTGAGGAGAACGCCACCAAATTGGCACTGATTCGCGCTGTGTCGCGGGACGCTGTGACGCCGCAGATCGAGGACCATGATGCGCACTGGGGGATTGCGCTCTCGCGCCACTGCGCCGAACTGACAATTCGAGAAGCAAGCGCGCGCGTTTCAGAAAACCAAGTCGAGTCCAACCACAAGCGCGCTTTGCAAATCTTGCGCGACGGGGAAGCTGCTGGTATGTCCAAGAGCGAGTTCACCCGGCGCACCCAGTTCATGGATCACCGCCAGCGGGACGGTGTGCTGCGCACCTTGACGGACGCTCATCTGGTCGAAGTGTTCGCCAAGCCAACGGGCGGCAGGCCCAGCCAATGGATCAAGTTGGCGGGTGCAGATGAGTAGACGGACTAATCAGACTCCACGTTTGAAAGATGAAGTATTGAAAGAAGCCCTCCCGGCGACTTCTTTCAATTACGACCTTCTTTCAATGGGGGTGCCTCCATATACAAATAAATATTGGGGGGCCCTATACACACAAAAAATCCCTCGCGCGCGCGAAAACGTGCGCTCTGGAGGGGTCAGAGTGGGTAGAGAGAGACATAGGTATATATGTTGAAAGAAGAAGTATTGAAATAAGTACCTCCCAGACCCGGACTCCACCTTTGAAAGATGAAGTATTGAAGAAAGCCCCCCGTCACCTGTTGACGACTTTTTGCCAGTCCTGATAACCGCATCCGATTGAACAAATCGGCAATGACAGACATGAGGGAGCCGCACCCGCCCTGACACGGCCTTGGTGCCAGCGCTCCTCCAGGTCGCACAAGAACCCTTGTACGAACCCTTGGAGGACATCCCTGATGAATACCGAATCCACCCCGCACCTTGTCATCCTCGCCCTGGACCTGGGCACCACCACCGGCTGGGCACTGCGCTCGGCCAACGGCCCTGTGGCGCATGGCTTTGTGAGCTTCAAGTCCCAGCGCTTTGAGGGCGGCGGCATGCGCTACCTGCGCTTCGGCCGGTGGCTCGCTGACATGCTGTCCTTGAGTGGCCCACAAAGTGATTCACAGACCAATTTAACGGGCATTGGAGCCGTTTACTTTGAAGAGGTGCGCCGTCATCTCGGTGTGGACGCCGCGCACGTCTACGGCGGCCTGCTGGCCACGCTGACCGCCTGGTGCGAGCACCACCAGATCCCGTACCAGGGCGTGCCCGTGGGCACCATCAAACGCCATGCCACCGGCAAAGGCAATACAGGCAAGGCTGAGGTGATTGCTGCCATGAAGGCACTGGGCCACCCGGTTACCGACGACAACGAAGCGGATGCTCTCGCGCTCTTGCACTGGGCGCTGGCGCAGGGTGCGGATCCCGCCTTGGGCAAGGAGGTGCGCCATGGCTAAAAAGCAAGTCGCACAGCCACTGACCCATGGCGCTCTGGTGAGTCTGCCCGGCGGTCGGGTTGGTGAGTGGGTCAGCGAAGCAGAGGAAGGCACCAGCTACCGCACCGAGCATTTCCGGACCGTGGACTCGCTCGGGCTCTTGATGCGCAACGGCGCGATCACGGCGCAGATGCACGACGCGGGTCAGGACTTCTCTCGCAACTTTGTCTTTGCGCAGCTAAGTTCTGCGGGCTCACCGCCGCTTGATCGCATCCCCGGCGGTCATTGGCAGGACACGATGACTGAGCGCTGTGCCTGGGCCAGAAAGCGCCTGGGTGAGGCGCTCGATGCGGTGGGTGGAATTGGCAGCCCCGGCGGCTGCGCGGTCTGGCATGTGGCGGGTTTGGGTCAGAGCGTGAGGGAGTGGTCTGCCCAGGAGGGGTGGAACGGACGCACGCTCAATCAGTACGAGGCCAAGGGCATTTTGGTTAGCGCTTTGGGGGTGTTGGCTGTTCACTACGGCTACGCCCGGTAAACAACCTCCTTGCAAGGTGTAAAGAAATCCTTTACACTTCTATCCATGATTGAGTCGTTCAAGCACAAAGGACTTCAGGAGCTTTTTGAGAAAGGCACCAGCGCTAAGCTGCAAAAGGCCTTGGCTGAGCGGGCGCTTCGTCGGCTCGATGCCATTGACATTGCCAAGACGCCAGAGGCTTTGAATGTTCCAGGTTTTGATTTTCATGGACTGCAGGGCAAACCAAAGCGCTACAGCCTGCATGTCAACGGTCCGTGGTGCATCACCTTTGAGTGGCAGGGTGAGAACGCCGTCAAGCTTGATTTTGAGAATTATCACTAGGAGTGAATGATGCGTAAACGTGTACCGACCCATCCCGGAGCCATCCTTCGGGAAGATGTGTTGCCCAGCTTGCCGGGCATGTCCGTCAGCGCCTTCGCCCGTAGCTTGGGCGTTTCCCGCCAGACCTTGCACTCGGTGCTGGCCGAACGCAGCGGCGTATCAGCCGAGATGGCGCTGCGTCTTGGAACGCTGCTTGGCAATGGCGCACAACTCTGGCTGGACATGCAGACCAAGTTTGACCTGTGGCAAGCGGAGGCCAAACTGCACGATGAACTGGGTCAGATGAAACGACTTGAGTCCGTGGCGATGGCCTGATTTATAAATCGTACGAAAACCCCTTGACGGGGTATATATCGAAGCGGTAGCATTCTGCTAATCACTCAAATTACGCCCACACGGTTCCCGCCTTGTGGGCGTTTTGTTTGGGTCTTCACTTCCCCGCATCTATCGCGCTTGCAAGCAGCCCTCGCTGGTTGACCTGCACGCCGCGCACCAACCCGAAAGCTTCCCTATGACACCCGAGATTCGAATGGTCGCGGTGGATTCGCTCATCCCGTATGCGCGAAACGCCCGCACCCACAGCGAAGACCAGGTGGCACAGATTGCCGCGTCCATTGCTGAGTTTGGTTTCACCAATCCGATCCTCACCGACGGCGACAAAGGCGTGATCGCAGGGCATGGCCGCTTGGCTGCTGCGCGCAAACTTGCACTGAAACAAGTGCCCGTGATTGAGCTGGGCCACCTCACTGCAATTCAAAAGAAAGCCTACATCCTGGCCGACAACCGCATCGCTGCCAACGCTGGCTGGGACGAAGAGTTGCTCAAGCTTGAGATTGCCGAACTCGATGAGGCCGACTTCAATCTGGATCTGATGGGCTTTGGTGACGAAGAACTCGAGCGTTTGCTCAATGGCGACGGCGACACCACGGGCCTGACCGAAGACGATGCAGTACCCGAATTACCAGCCGAACCTGTTTCCAAAACAGGCGATGTGTGGGTCCTGGGTCAGCACCGTTTGCTGTGCGGCGACTCCACTGTGCTCTCCGATGTCGAGCGCCTGATGAACGGCCAACTCGCCGACATGGCTTTCACCGATCCACCCTACAACGTGGACTACGGCAACAACGCCAAAGACAAGATGCGCGGCAAGGACCGCCGCATCATGAACGATGCGCTCGGGGACGGGTTCTACAAGTTCCTGTATGACGCCTGCGTCAACTTGTTGGTGGTGACCAAAGGTGCCTGCTACGTGTGCATGAGCTCATCCGAGTTGCACACACTGCAAAAGGCCTGGCTGGATGCCGGTGGCAAGTGGTCGACATTTGTGATCTGGGCCAAGAACACTTTCACGCTCGGTCGCGCCGACTACCAGCGCCAGTACGAGCCCATCCTGTACGGCTGGAAGGAAGGCGCAAAACACTTCTGGTGCGGTGACCGCGACCAGTTAGATATTTGGAACTACAAAAAGCCCCATGTGAATGACCTGCATCCGACGATGAAGCCGGTGGAGTTGGTTGAGCGTGCGATTAAAAACTCATCCAAGACTCGCGACATCGTGATCGACTTGTTTGGCGGCTCCGGCACCACGCTCATTGCTTGCGAGAAAACCAATCGCCAGGCGCGGCTCATGGAGATGGACCCCAAGTACGTGGACGTGATCGTCAAGCGCTGGGAGGACTTCACAGGACAGAAAGCCACCCGTGAATCGGATGGCTCAGCATTTCCGGATCTTGCGCCGCAAGGTCAGTCGGTTTTAGATGATGCTGTGGGGAGCGAGCTGGAGGGTGAAACCCTGTAGACCCGCTCACCACCGCTCTCCTTGACGGAGTCGATGGTCAGTCCCAGTTTCTTTTTCAAGGCTCCGGCCATGCAGCCGCGCACGGTGTGCGCCTGCCAACCTGTGGCCTCCACCATTTGCGCAAGTGTTGCACCTTCCGGGCGTTTCATCAGAGCGATGAGCACCGACTGCTTGCTACCTTCGCGTTTGGATTTGGCTGGTGGCTCAATGCCGATGGCCTGCAACCCTGCGACGGTGATGGCAAAGCGGGTCGAGCCCGAAGCGCCTTTGCTGTGGGGTCGGATCAGACCTTCATTGCAAAGGCTGGTCAGCACCTTGATCAACGCGCCACCTTTAAGGTTGGGCGGGAAGTCGGTCAGCACATGCTGAGGATGAAGGGCTGCGGCGTTGAGAAGCAAGGTTTGGCTGGGTGTGAGTTTCATGTTGATCTCCGGTATCAGTTTGGTTGGGTTGTTTGTTTGGATTGCTGGCCAGCCGTGAATGCAGCTTGCAAGGCTTCTTTGAGGCCCCACACGCTGACTTCATGAAAGTCCAGGCGGTCGCTGTTGCGAGTGGCCAGCGTGTCGATGTGCAGATGCTCTGCGGCGATCTGGTTGAGCAGACGCTCCAGTGTTTTGGCGTCCATCACTTGGCTCCCCGCACCTGGTGGATCTGTCGGGCGCGGTCAAAGCCGACCCACTCGCCTTGGGTGTCAAGGCCGCGTGAGGCCAGCTCCTCGCGGGCCAGCAGGTTGAGGTCAAGCTCACCGCGTGCGGCGGCTGCCAGCACCTTGGTGAGCGCGATCTGTATGAACCCGACCTCGTCGACGGTGAACTGTGTGGTGTAGGTCATTTGTAAAGCTCCTTGGGTTGTTGATGACGTTCCTATGAACGCTCTGAACCCCAGTGAAGCCAAGCAATACCCGCATCAAATCCGATTAGTTTTTTGAATGAGTGGGGAATAAGCCGCTATGCCCCGCAGTGCCCCGACACCATGCCGACATCCCGCCTGTGCGTTGGTTCTGGACAAGCCGGGCTATTGCGATCAACACCGTACCCAGGTGCACCGGGACTACGGGCGTGCCAGGCGTGGCTTTGATGCCGAGGTGGGCTTTTACCAGTCGGTGCGCTGGCGTGAGGTGCGTGCGGCCTTCCTGCGTGAACACCCGTTGTGTGTGGCGTGCAAGGGGGCGGGTCTGGTGGTGGCTGCCAAGGTTGCTGACCACATCAGGCCGCTCAAGGAGGGCGGTGAGCGCTTTGACTGGGTCAATCTGCAAGGCCTGTGCGTCTCATGTCACAACCGAAAGACGGCGCGTGAAACCGCAAGGCGAGGCTGACCACCCTCCCCGGGGGGTCTGAATCTCTACAGACGGCGGCCAAAGATGCGTGCGCCTGCCAAGATTTTTGCGCGTGCAAATTGAAACCAAGGGGGGATGCCCCGCAGGCGGCCTGATACCAGGCATGGCCGGTGGGCACAACCTGCTGATCAGTTGAGATCGGCGATGAACTTTTCGATGTTGATCGCTTTGGATTTCCCCACCGAGCGAATGATGGAGTTGGCAACGTTTTCTTCAACGACGCTGTTCCATTTGGAAAAGCTCTTGTCCGTCACGCTCTTGTCGAAGGCTGATCGGACCGCCTCGCGCCCAGCCTTCAGATCAGCCGCAAGAGCGGACTGAACGAGGCATTTAGCGATGACGTCGGCTTTGCGCACTGGGAGTTTTCCGGTGGGTTTGAAGCCTCAATATTAACGATTACCAACGACTGAACCCAGATGGCCGGACGAAAACCACTTCCCACGGAGATCAAAAAGCTCAGGGGAACCCTGCAAAAGTGCAGGACCAACCCGCATGAGCCACAGCCCCAAGGGGATCTGGTTGCGCCGCCCGAGTACATGTCAGATGGTGCCAAGCAAGCCTGGCGCTATGCCATTGACAGCGCGCCCGAACATTTGCTGCGCAAACTCGATATGTCCGTGTTGGAAGTCTGGTCCTGCGCTGCGGACCTGTACCGCAAGGCTCAGATCGGAATTACCAAGACGGGCCTGCTGATCAAAGCGCCGAACACGGGTGTGCCGATGCAGTCGCCGTACCTGGCCATCGCGAACAAGCAGGCTCAGATCATGACCAAGGCGGCGGTGGAGATGGGCTTTACCCCAGCTTCGCGCTCGCGCATCACGCAGCCCACAGATACCCAAATCGATCTCGATCCCTGGGCGGATATTGCAGGCTGAGGATAGCCTGCCGCTTTTCAGCGTGGGTCTGTTTTTTGTTCCCATGGCGATGGGGTGGACATCAACGCGGCCAGTCTGGGTTTGTTTAACGGGGGAGCATCCAAAAGCGCTACAAACTTTCGCATTTGTTCCTCGTCAATCGTAAACCGGACTTGATCCAAGCGGTCCTGAGCCAGTGCCGGTGTCTTCACCTGTGGTGTGCTAGTCATGGAAGTGGCCTTATGAATCATGGATGGGGTCAAAGAAATTTGATCTTAGTGGTTGCTTACCCAGTTTTCAACACGCAATCCAGCGTAGTTCACAAAGTCGGCTTCGTTGTTGGTAACCAGTGTCACTCCTAAAGCGACCGCATGGGATGCGATGAGTTTGTCAAGGGCATCGCGGTTGCGATCTTTGTAGGCTGCGCGGATGGGGCCATAGGACTTGGCAGCTTGTGCATCAAAAGGCGCAACCTTGATGTCGTCAAGCAAGCTCTCCAGTGCCGACCGGTTGGATTCCTGTGCCGCAGTGCTTGAGCAGGCGATACCAAACTCAAGCTCAGCCAAAGTAACAGCAGAAATAACAACGTCGCCCACAAAGCACTGGGCAAACCGCTCGCGCACCTCAGGCGGCTGATGCTTCATGAGGTAGATGCAGATGTTGGTGTCGAGCATGTACTTCGGATTCATAAAGCTTCTCGCTCGCCCTCAATGTTTTCGCCACGCCCCTGGGCCATGAAGTCCGGAGAGAACTTGGCAAGTTTGCCCAGCACATCGCCCATACGGCGCTGGGCTGGACGGATGCGCAACTCGTCCCCCTGGCGCTCGATGACCAAGTCAACGTCCCACGTGCTGTAAGCAAGTTCGGCAGGAATGCGAACGGCCTGGGAGTTGCCGTTCTTGAAAAGTTTGGTGTTGGCCATGGTGAACCCCGTTTGGATGTACGTGTACATCTTAACCCAAGAAGAAGTGAATGTAAACACATGGATGTACACGGTCTAGGTCGGCTGCAAAGCTACGCAGCAGTCGCCCGAAAGTATGCGCAAGCAGTCGTTGCCGGTGACATCCTGACCTGCAAATGGGTCCAGCGTGCATGCCAACGACAGTTGAACGATCTGGCTAAGTTCAAGGGCAAGGCAAGTCCCTACCAGTTCAACCCAAAGCTCACCGACAAGGACGGGCGGAAGTTCCATCCCGCCGACAACCTGTGCGCGTTCATTGAGCGGCTGCCCCACGTCAAAGGGCCGCTGGCAGGTGAGACGATCAAGTTAGAACCCTGGCAGGTGTTCATCCTGACCACCGTGTTCGGCTGGGTCAAGCCCGACGGCAATCGCCGCTTTCGGCGCTCGTACATCGAGGTGCCACGCGGCAACGCCAAGTCGACGCTGTCGTCTGCGCTTGCTTTGTACATGCTGGCCGCTGACGGCGAAGGCGGTGCCGAGGTTTATTCCTTGGCCACCACCCGCGACCAGGCTCGCATTGTTTTTGGTGATGCGCAGACCATGGCGCGCAGGTCACAAGGGTTTCGGAGTCGGTTTTCTGTCAACGTCGGCGCGCACAACATGAACGTGCTGCAGACGGGATCCAAGTTTGAAGCGCTTTCAGCCGAGGGTTCAACGCTCGATGGCCTGAACATTCACTTCGGTTGTATCGATGAATTGCATGCCCACAAGACCCGCACTGTCTATGACGTGGTGGAGACCGGTACCGGCAAACGAGACAACTCACTTCTGTGGGTGATCACCACCGCAGGCAGCAACCGCTCAGGCATTTGCTACGAGGTGCGCACCTTTGTGACCCGGCTGCTCGATGGCGTGTTTGAGGATGACAGCCAGTTTGGCATCGTCTACGGGCTGGACGATGGGGACGACTGGACCAGCGAAGACTCGCTGATGAAGGCCAACCCCAACTGGGGCATCTCGGTGCGCCCGGAAATTCTGGGACCGCTGCAGGCCAAGGCCATGCAGTTGCCCAGTGCGATGAACAACTTCAAGACCAAACACTTGAACGAGTGGGTCAACGCCGACACTGCATGGATGGACATGCGATCCTGGGACGCCTGCGCTGATCAGGACCTGGACATCGAGTCCTTTGCGGGCCAGCCCTGCTGGGTGGGCCTGGACCTGGCCAGTAAGACGGACATTGCCGCCTTGGTGATCGTGTTTGCCCATCCTGAGATCGCCGACGCATTCGCGGTCTTTGGAAAGTACTACCTGCCAGAGGACACGGTCAATGCCAACGGTAACAGCCAGTACCCGGGGTGGATGCACACCGGACGCCTCACCGTGACGCCGGGCAATGTGATTGATTTCAGTTGGATCGAAGCTGACTTGAATGATCTGTCCTCGCGCTTTGCGGTGCAGGCCGTTGCATTTGATCCGTTTCAGGCGACGCAACTCTCGACCCGAATGATGAGTGAGGGTCTGCCCATGATTGAAGTGCGTCCGACGGTGCTGAACTTTTCAGAGCCGATGAAAACGCTTGAAGCCCTGGTGCTTCAAAAGAAATTGGTCCACGACGGGGACCCGGTGCTGGGCTGGATGGTCAGCAACGTAGTGGCCCACCTGGATGCCAAAGACAACATTTACCCGCGTAAGGAGCGAGCAGAAAACAAGATCGACGGAATCGTGGCACTGATCATGGCGCTTTCGCGCGCGATCAAACCGGGGGACTCGGTGGTGCTGGGATCCGACTACGAACTCATGCTGCTTTGAACTGATGGGACTGTTTAGCTTTTTTGATCGCTATCGAGGATCTGGTAGTTCCAACGCCTCAGGTGGAGATCGTTCGCTATGGGGTGACTTTTCATTTGAGTCGATATCTGCGCGAAGTGGCAGTGGCATGCGCGTCTCGCCCGATAGCGCGCTTCGCCTAGCTGCTGTGTATGCATGTGTACGGATCCTGGCCGAAACAATTGCATCACTGCCGTTGGTGGTTTACCAGCGTCGCCCTGACGGCGGCAAGGACAGGGTCACGGACCACTGGCTTTACCGATTGATGGCCAAGCGGCCGAACCGGTTTCAAAATCCATTCGAGTGGCGCGAGATGCTGCAAGGCCACCTGGCTTTGCGAGGTAACGCCTACAACCAGATCATCACCAACCCGCGTGGCGAGATCATCGAACTCATGCCGATACATCCGGACCGGGTCAAGATTGAGTTGTTGCCCTCAGGTGAATACCGCTACCGAATTAGTGACCGCTCTGGCACTGAGGTGATCTTGCCAAGAGGTGAGGTCTGGCATTTGCGTGGCCTATCTTCAGATGGGTTGATGGGTATGAGCCCGATTGAGCTTGCCCGGGAGAATCTGGGTACTGCACTAGCAGCCCAAGGCTACGGCGCACGTTTCTTTGCCAATGACGCCAAGCCCACAGGAGGGTGGATTGAATTCCCTGGCTCGTTCAAGGACTCCGAGGCCAAGAAGGTGTTTCGTGAGTCTTATCAGCAGGCGCAGTCCGGCTCCAACCGGGGCAAGGTCCTGGTGTTGGAGAACGGCATGAAGTTTCACGAAGTGGGCGTCACAAACAAAGACGCCCAGTTTCTGGAGCTGCGCAAGTTTCAGATCACCGACGTGGCCAGGCTCTTTCGTGTGCCACCGCACATGATTGCTGATCTTGATAGAGCGACCTTCTCCAACATCGAGCAGCAGAGTTTGGAGTTCGTCATGCACACCATGACGCCCTGGGCTGAGCGCTGGGAGGCCAGCATTCAATCTGAGTTACTTCTTGAGAGTGACGATATAGAGATTGAGTTTGATTTTGCCAATCTGATGCGCGGTGATGCGTCCAGCCGCTCAAGCTACTACCAAAGTGGAATTCAAAACGGCTGGCTGACGCGCAACGAAGCACGCATTGCAGAAAACCTTAATCCCATTGAAGGACTTGATCAGCCACTACGACCACTCAATATGGTCGAGGAGAACGCGGCAGAGGATTTGGAAATCGATACACAAGCAGAAGCGGCAGAGCCACCGGAGCAAAAAGCGATCGAGCATTCGGAGGATGAGAGTGTTACTCGACTCAGTGGGCGATATAGCGCCCTTGTTAAAACGACCTCTGAGCGACTTGCTCGCCGCATCGGCCGATCAGATCATGTGGCAGAAAAAGACATCTTGTTGATCTCCCAAGCCTTGGCCGTACCGCTAGACCAGGTTCAGCTTTGGGCAAGCCAAATAGACGAGCCGCTAGATCAAAAACAGCTCACCGAATCACTTATCTCCCTTGGACAGAATTTATGAAAAACCAACTATTAGTCGCTGAATTTATGGCAACGCCTTGGGCCTTGATGCCTGAGCGATTAAGTGCTCTGGCCACTGTCATTTCACGCTGGTCACAAGGCGTGCCTGCCAGCGACGCTGCCATGTTTCAGGTCCAAACAGACCGTGTTCTGCGGGACACCCGCAGACAGACCTCGGCTGCCATTTCGGGTGGTGGCATTGCCGTCATCCCTATTTACGGCGTCATCACACAGCGTGGAAATATGGTGGATGACGTCTCCGGCCCTGGCATGGTCAGCACCCAGATCGTCACCCAAATGCTCAGACAAGCCGTTGCCGATGAGGCGGTCAGTCAGATTCTGCTCGATATCGACAGCCCGGGCGGCAGTGTCTATGGCGTCTCTGAGTTGAGCGATGCCATTTTGAGTGCCCGTGCACAAAAGCCCGTGGTGGCGATTGCGAACAGTCTGGCAGCTTCGGCCGCTTACTGGGTCGGCTCCCAGGCCAGTGAGTTCTACGTCACCGCCGGTGGCGAAGTCGGCTCAATTGGCGTGTGGCAGGCACACCAGGACTACAGCAAAGCCATGGATGAGGCAGGCGTTAAAACCACGCTCATATCGGCGGGCAAGTTCAAGGTCGAGGGCAATCCATACGCTCCCCTGGACGAAGAAGCACAAGGATTTATGCAGTCCCGCGTTGATGACTATTACGCATCGTTCACCAAGGCTGTGGCTAAGGGACGTGGTGTGCCCATCACTCAGGTACGAGAGGGCATGGGCCAAGGCCGTGTCTTGGGCGCTGATGCGGCTTTGGCACAAAACATGGTGGACGGCATCGCCAGCTTTGATCAGGTCTTGAGCAAGATGCAAAAAGATGCAGCGTTAAGTGCTAAGTCCAGTTCACCTGTCAAACCCAAAACCTCCCGCTTGGCCCAAGCCCGCACTGAGCTTGGGATTTTGTAATTTGGACTGCTCAGGAGTTGCTCCGTTGAGCACCTCCAGTCCGAACGGCGACCCGTAGGTCGCAACCTTGATGCTCGACTAGCTTCGCGCATTTTTTAATCTTTGAAATCCCGCCACCCAAGAGGTGGCTTTTTTACGTCTGGAGAAACCCAAATGAGTAAGCAATTGCGCGAGCTTCAAGCTCGCAAGTCTGACCTTGTCAAAGAGGCGCGTGCCTTAACCGACATCGCCGCACAAGAAAACCGAGATCTCTCAGATGAGGAAGTGATCAAGTTCAATGGACTTAAGAGTCGAATTGAAACCGCTTCGGCGGCTATTGACCGCGAATCGGCCTTGATTTCTGAGGAAGCCCAGATGGGTATCCATCTGGGAGCTGGTCATGGTTCCGCTTTCCCCAGTGTGATGGTGAGCGACAACCGAGAACTTGATCCCAAACATGGCTTTCAGAGCTTGGGTGACTTTTTGCAAAACGTCTGCCATGCGCAAAAGCCAGGCAACCCGATAGACGATCGCCTGCTGATTGGCAGCGGTCGTGGTGCTGCCGCTCCAGCCACCTTTGGCAGTGAAGGCTCTGGCCAAGACGGTGGCTTCTTTGTACCGCCACAGTTCTCAAAGGAGATTTTTCAGCTGTCTTTGGGCGAGGACTCGTTGCTGCCGCTGACCGATAACGTGGAAATCAGCGGAAACACCATGGCGTTTCCCAAAGATGAAACCACACCCTGGGGCACCAACGGCATTCGCGCTTACTGGCAAGGCGAAGCGGCTCCTGCGGTCACCACCAAGCCCGTGTTGGGACTGTCTACGTTGCGGCTGAAGAAGTTGATGGCCCTGGTGCCGACGACTGATGAGTTGCTGGAAGACGCCAATGCCTTGTCGACCTATCTGCCCGAAAAAATTGCACTGTCCATTCGCTGGAAAACCAATGAATCCATCCTGTTCGGGTCGGGCTCTGGCGTACCGGTAGGCGCGCTCAATGCTGGCGCTACGGTCAATGTGGCCAAGGAGACTGGGCAGTTGACGCAAACGCTGCTTCCGCAAAACCTGGCCAAGATGATTGCGCGTCTGCCGACAGGCTCATTCGCCAACGCGGTGTGGATTGTCAACAACGACGTGTTGCCAGCATTGTTCACCCTGACCTTGGGTAACTACCCGATCTACCTGCCAACCGGATTGAACGTTGGCGGTATTCAGGTCTCTCCCTACGGCACGCTGCTGGGTCGCCCGGTGTTTGTGTCCCAACACGCCAACACCTTCTCCGCACAGGGTGACATCTTGCTGGTGGACCTGAAGTATTACCAGACCATCACCAAAGCGGGTGGCATGCAGACCGCCACGTCCATGCACTTGTACTTCGATGCGGACTTGACCGCATTTAGGACGACCTTTCGCATGGATGGCCAATCGAAGATTTCCACCGCGATCACGCCCGCCAAGGGCAGCGCCACGATGTCGCCGTTTATTCAGCTTGGCGCTCGCTAAATCCCAAGACCTCAAAGGAGAAAACAAATGTTTCCAAATGCAAAAGGCAGTGAACTGCTTTCAGTGCTCGCCACGATCGATCCTGCTTCGCAGGCGGCTGGTGCAGCCAGTACAGGCTGGGTGCCAGTCGCCAATTACTTTGCCTTTTTGGCGGTGGTACAAACCGGCGTGCTTGGCACGTCGGCTACTGTCGACGCCAAGTTGCAGCAGGCGCTGGACATTTCAGGCACAGGTGCCAAAGACATCAGCGGCAAAGCGATCACCCAGATCGTCAAAGCCACGGGTGATAACAAACAGTTGCTCGTCAATGTCAAGCCTGAAGAGCTTGACACTGTGAACGGCTTTGGTTTTGTGCGCGTCACAGTGACCGTTGGCGTGGCCGCCAGCATCACCTCGGCCCAGCTGCTTGGGATCAACCCCCGCTATGCACCCGCAGACGTGGGCAATCAGGCTGCTGTGGTTCAGGTGATCTAAATGCCATTGCAACTCGTCACCCCACCTTCTGAGGAGCCGGTATCCCTTTGGGAAGCCAAACTCCATCTGCGGGTGGATTTTGACGAGGATGACATGCTGATCGCATCGCTCATCACTGCAGCCCGTCAAGCAGCCGAGACTCTGACCGGCAGGCAGTTCACCACTGCCCGCTGGAAGCAAGTGCTCGACTGCTTTCCTGGACCGTCTCTGATGGGCGTACCCGCAGGTCAAGCTTTCAGCTTGCCGGGCCACGCCATTTTGTTGTTCAAGACGCCGGTGCAGTCTGTCGTTTCGATCAATTACTTGGACATGGGATCTGCTCTGCAGGTCATGCCTGGGGCCACCTACACAGTGGATACCGCCTGTGAGCCTGCACGGATCACTCCCGTGTTTGGTCAGATCTGGCCGGTGTGCTTGCCGCAGATTGGTGCGGTATCGGTCACCTTCGATGCCGGGTATGGCAGTGCCGTCCAGGTACCAGAGGGAATCAAGAGTTGGATCAAGTTGCGTGTCGGCAGCCTTTATGCCCATCGCGAAGAGATAGCAGTTCTAAGTCGCGGCCGCGTGGAAGCGCTCCCATTTATTGATGGTTTGCTTGACCCCTACAAGGTCGCTTTCGTATGAGGGCGATCCCATGAGTTCATTACGAGCGGGTCAGTTAAATCGGCGCATTACCTTGCAGCGACAGAGCAATGCGCAAGACAGCTACGGCGGTCCGGTCCGCACTTGGCTGAATGTGGCCACTATTTGGGCCGACATACAGCCCTTGACGGGGCGCGAGCTGGAAAGTGCACAGCGCATGGCCAGCGAAATCTCCCACCAAATCACTGTGCGTTATCAGTCAAGTCTCACCGATACCCGCGTTGTGTCTGGATACCGAGCGCTCTACAAAGCTCGCATCTTCAACATCCACGCGGCGTTGAACGAGGACGAGAGCAATGTATTGGTCACGCTGCTGGCCTCAGAGGGTCTGGACGATGGCTAAGTACGAGAGCGTTCAGATTCAGGGCCTTGATGCCTTGGCCAAGGCTTTGAAAGAGTTGCCTGACCGGGTGGCCAAGAACGGATTGCGTGCAGCGGTCTATGCCGGAGCAAAAGTGATCCGCGATGAGGCTAAGTTGCAAGCTCCTGTTGCCACGGGCGATCTGGGACCCAACCAGCCACCGCCCGGCACTTTGAAGCGTTCGGTGATTTTGAGACAGATCCCTGAGTTGTCGAACAAGAACAAGCAGACCTTCTTTGTGACGGTTCGGCATGGCAAGAAGTACCGCAATCAAGGCAAGAAGGGAAACCTTTCGCAAGACGCTTGGTACTGGCGCTTTGTGGAGTTTGGGACCGTAAAGATGTCCGCGCGCCCGTTTCTACGGCCTGCTTTTGACATGAAGAAAAACGATGCGCTATCAGCTATCAAGACACGGCTTGCTGAGCGCATTGAGCAAGCTGCACGTGAATTGAAAAAGTAGATCAAAAAATGATTCAGCAAGACCTTTTCGCGGCCCTCGCAGGTGTGGCCGGGGGAAGGGTGTTTCCGAACGTTGCGCCCAACAACGTGCAAAAGCCTTACGTGGTCTATGCCCGCGTATCCAGCGCACCAGAAAACACCCTGGCCGACGGCGCACCCATTGAAAACACCCGCCTGCAGGTGGACTGCTTTGACACCACCTACGCCGCTGCCGTTGCCTTAGCTGAGACGGTCAAAGCGGCCATGAAAAGCAGTTCCATCACCCACGTCTTGCTCCTTGAGCAAGACCAATTCGAGCCCGAGGCATTGCTGCACCGGGTGATTTTGGATTTTTCGATCTGGAATTAATTAACAGGCCATAACTTTTAGGAGAACTCTATGCCAAGCACCGCCATCTCAGCCCAAGGCTCCACCGTCAGTATCGCCACGACCACCGGGTCGGCGCTCACCATCACCGCCGTCTCACTCACGAACCCTTGCCGGGTCACGCTCTCAGCGGTCACGGCATTGAACAAGGGTGATGTGATCACTATCGCTGGCGTCGTTGGCACCACACAGCTCAACGGCAACAGCTTCGTGGTGCAGTACATCGAACCTACGACCAAGATCGTCACCCTCGCTGGACTGGACGCGACTGGTTATACGACCTACACCAGTGGCGGCACGGCAACCCCTGTGCAGTGGACCAAAATTTCCAACGTCAAGAGCTACAGCGGATTTGACGGCTCAGCCTCAGAGATTGAGCGCACCAACTTTGACTCGACGGCCAAGGAATTCATTCTTGGCCTCTTTGATCCGGGTGCGTTTGCCATCGAGGTCGACCAGGACAACAGCGATGCAGGTCAATTGGCCCTGATGACTGCGCTGGTGACCGGTGTGGCCAAGAGCTTCAAGTTGCTTCTGCCCAACGGCAACACAGCAACTTTCACGGCCTACGTGAAGAAATTCAACAGCCAGGGCGCGGTGGATCAGGCGATCCGGCGCTCGGCTGAGCTGCGCATCTCTGGCTCAATCACCTGGGCTTAACTACCTGGGCCTAAGGGCTCTTGCTCGGGGAAGCCGTCCGCCTTGACCTTTGGCTTTGTGAAGTGGATAATGCGTTGTATTACACATGCACAGGAGTGTTACGCCATGACCGCCAGAACCATCAACGTACGCCTGCCCGAGGCGCTTTACAACCAGATCGAAGAGCTGGCCAAGGCGACCGCACGGACCAAGAGCTTTTTGGCCATCGATGCGCTGACCAACTATGTGCAGAGTGAATCCTGGCAGATTCGTGACATTCACGAAGGCATCAAAGAAGCAGATGCAGGCGAATTTGCAACCGACAAGCAGGTCAAAGCGGTGTTCGCCAAATACGGCGCTTGATTCATGTTGATCAAGTGGACCAAGACAGCGCTCGCGTCTGTTGATGAGATCGCTGGCTTCATCGCCAAAGACAACCCGACCCGCGCCACCACCTTTGTGCTGGAGTTGCAGGCCGCTGTGATCAAACTTCAGGCCCATCCTGGCATGGGCCGGGCTGGCCGCGTCCCCGGTACGCGTGAGCTGGTTCTGCACAAAAACTACATCGCCATTTACCGCGTTCGTGGCGACGATGTTGAAATTTTGAGATTGCATCACGCAGCCCGAAATCTATGACGAACCGGGTCAGCCCCTGAAGCTGACCTTTGACCGCAAACCAACCCGCCCCTGGCTAAAACCTCGGCGGGTTTTTTCATTTCTGGAGTACCTATGACATTACTTTCTAAATCCGCCATCCTTTGCGCCAACGACCTTCAAACAGAGGACGTCGAGGTTCCCGAATGGGGTGGTGCCGTGCGCGTGCGCAGTTTTACCGGTCGCGAGCGTGATGCCTTCGAGGCCAGCATGGTCCGTGGCGAGGGCAAGGACCGTAAGGTTGATCTCACCAATATGCGTGCGCGTCTGGTGGGGCTGACTGTGATTGATGAAGGTGGCCAGCGTCTGTTCACCGACGATGAAGTTGATCTGCTCGGTGCCAAATCTGGCGCTGCATTAGACCGGGTTTTTGCCATTGCGCAAAAGCTCAATGGCCTGTCTGGCGCAGATGTGGAGGAACTCACAAAAAACTCCAGCGGCGTCCCGAGCGCCGTTTCTACTTCCGACTCTGCCTTGCCCTTGGATTCCAACACCCTGACCATCTCCTCGCAAGCCTGAGTTCGCAGCAGGTTGCGGAGTGGATGGCATTTGCCTCTCTGGAAGGCCTGCCGGATATGCGCGCTGACTTTGGCTTCGGTCAGGTATGCGCCACGCTGGCCAACGTCCACCGCCGCGAAGGTCAGGACCCGTACCAGGCCGATGACTTCATGCCGGGACTGCGTACCGCAGAGCCCACCGCAACCAAAGATGCCGATGCAGCGCCAGACGAACACTTTGATGTTGAGGCGCACAGCCGATTGATCTCAGCCCTCTTGGGCAAAAAGTAAAAGGAATAAGCCCATCATGGCAACCCTCGCTAGTCTCGTGGTCAGCCTCGAGGCCAATGTCGCCCGCTTTGAATCCGACCTGAACAAGGCCGAATTCATGGCCAAAAAAGCCATGGACACCATTGGTAATGTTTCGGAGACCGCCATGAAGGCAGTCAAAGGCGCAGTGATGGCCATGGCGGCGGCATATACCTTTGATGCCTTTGCCGATGGCATCAAGGGAGCGATTGAGTCTGCGGGCGAACTTGACCAGATGGCCAAGAAGACCGGTGCCACGGTGGAAGCACTCTCGGGCTTGAAGTCGGCAGCCAAACTTTCGGGTACCAGTTTGGAAGAGGTCGGCGGTGGCTTGCAAAAGCTTTCCAAAGCCATGTTCGAAGCGGCTGGCGGCAGCCAAAAACAGTCCGACTTGTTCAAATCGCTCGGCGTTGAGGTCACCGATTCATCTGGCAAGTTGCGCGACTCCGGCGAAGTCATGCTGGACTTGGCCAAGAAGCTCGATTCCATGGATAGCAGCACACAGGCTGTGGCAACAGCCCAGATGCTGCTGGGCAAGCGCGGCGCTGAGCTGCTGCCATTCATGCAGGACTTGGCAGAAATTGGCGAACTCAACGCCAAGGTCACGTCCGAGATGGCCGCAGAAGCAGACCTGTACGAGAAGAACCTCGTGCGCCTGGAGGGCAGGAAGAAGTCGCTTTACAACACCATTGCTTCGGCCTTACTGCCGGTGATGCGTGACTTCACTGACGCCTTGCTGGCTTCAGGCAGCATGACCGAGCGCCTCAACGACACGGCCAAGCAACTCAAACAAGACAATGTGATCGAGACCTGGGCACGGGAAGGCTTGCGTGCGGTTGCTGCCTTCATCGACATCTTTGACGCTTGCGTTCGGATTGTTCGCATTGCCGGTAACGCCATCGCAGCCACCGGCGCAGACATTGTGTCGGTGCTTGCCTTCATGGATGGCATTGGTGCAGAGATGATCAGTGAAAAGTCACTCGATCCCGTCAAACGTCGCTTTGCGACGCTGACCTCGGACCTCAAGAGCCACGCCGAGTCCTTCAACGAGGACATGGTCAAGATTTGGACCGCGCCGCTGTTCTTGACCAAACTCGATGAGCAGTTTGCCCAGCGTGATGCGGGTCTGAAAAAGCCCGTCGAGTCACCCAAGCGCTCCTTTGCCATTCCAGACCAGCGGCCTGACAAAACCAGCCCGTTTGATTCGTACCTGGACTCGCTCAATGTCGAGGCCATCAAAGACAAGCTGGGCAAGTACGAGGCCATGATAGAAAAAGGTCGCCTGCTTGCAGTCAAGGAAGGCCGCCTGGGTGATATGGCCAAGGTAACGGCCACCGTTTCAAGCATCCAGTCGATTGATGAGGGCAAACGCATTGATGCCTTCGCCCACAGCCTGGATGTTGCCAACCAGCAATACGAGTTTCAAAACACGTTGAT